CGAGTTCGCTAAAATGTTCGACAATCCATAGGTCGTCTTTATCCATAAAAACCTTTATTTTATCAGACTTTTAGTTATATTGGAGCGGGCAACGGGGATCGAACCCGCGACCCTCGGCTTGGGAAGCGTATTTTGGATGAGAGATTCAAATCACGCACCCAGTTGATTTCAAAAGAGTTTTAAGATTTTTCTCTTGTTTTTTTTGGTGATAAGAGTATAATCTATAATAGGCCAAAATACAAGGTTTTTATAAGAATGAATCAGGTTACTGGTCAGAAGTTGGTCAGAAGTTTTTGATTCAGATCGAAGGGAGGCCATAGGGAAAGCTACCCGAAAAGACGGAATCCCTACCGTCCTGGGCCTCCTCAGCATTACAGGGAGTCATGGAGGGAGATGACCATGGAAAGGATTCGATGTGAAGTAATTGAGAAAGAAATTAAAATAGACCTTTGTCTTTATGAAAAAGGGCAGATCACAGATATTAAACCAGCCTGTTTGAAATGCACTTTATATAAAGAACTTCAAAAATTAAACTTTGATGCTATTAAAGGATTCCCTCCGACAATTCTGCAAGGATTTACTCGCTATCCTCCTCTTAATGAAGATATTCCTATCGAAGAATTAGCCAAAAAACAGGCTTATGTGACACAATGGGATATTGACGATAAAACCTTTATGCATTTATCTTTAAAAGAAACAGAATTTAACAATTCCCAGGACCCCATTTATGCATTGAGGGCTTTTCTAATTTCAAATGAAGCCAGGTTATATCCTCCAATGTGGGTAATGGATTGGTTAATAAAAGGATTCAAGGAATATCATAAATCGTTTGGCAAAAAATCCCTCGAAAAACTTCTTGGGTTTAGAAAAGGCAAGGGACAAAGTATAGCATGGAAAAAAGAATTGGAGAATGACCGCGATCAAATGCTGATGTTAGATGTATTCAGATTACACAAATTTGGGGGATATTCGATTAATGAGGCTTCAAAAATGGTAGCTGAACGTCTCTCGAATACTATTGGATGGGATAAAACGGGATATAAATTACGGACTCTCAAGGCTGGAATAATTGAAACCAGATATTATGAAAAATGGAAAAATCTTTTTGATAAGTATTCAAATGATCTTTTGAAAACCATGTCAAAAGCATTCCTAAAAGATCGAAAGTATTATCTCAAAACGTTTGGGAAACCAAAGGGTAAAAGATAACGACTATTTAAAATAGGCGATTTAAAATAGTTTTATAGACATATTTATTATTAATCTTTAATCTAAGGGAACGATAAGAAAATGCGTTCCCTTTTTTATTTGGAGGTGCTTATGAATCGACTAAGAGAGGTCCGAGTTGTGAAGAGGGTCACTCAGTTTCAATTAAGACTGGACACAGGGATTCACCAATCTAAGATCAGCCTTATTGAAAACGGTCTTATGAAACCGCGTGACGATGAAAAGAAACGTCTGTCAAAGGCCCTGGGAGTGACCCCACAAGACCTTTTCCCATCGGATTGAAAAATGGAAATGATCACCGTCGAAGATGTTTCAAAGATGATGAAGGTCTCCCGGATCTGGATTTACAAGTTGTGCCGGGAAAAGAAGATTCCCTGCTATCGCATTGAATCATGTATTAGATTTAATCTTGTAGAAATCCAAGAATGGCTTGCGGAGAAGAAGGTGTAAGAAATGAAAAAGGCGAAGGGTAGAATCACGGTGAAAAAGGCATCTGAAATGAGGAAACTCAGAAATTTTATTTTGACCCTTTTGGATAAGAGGAAATGGGCCTGGGACCCTTTTTTATCAAACCTTCTGGACCAAATCGATTCTCGTTTGTTTAGAATGAGGCAAAACCTTGAAGATTGAGATCGAGAGCTATCTAAACTCAAAAGATTGGACTTTCAAATTTAAGAACGGTGAATTTTCCCTTGATCAATGCCCTTTGAATTGGTGCGGTCCAGGTCACTTCTATATCAATCAGGCCAAAGAATTTTTCTATTGTCACAAGTGCGGAGAGCGCGGCCATATCCTATCTCTCAAAAAACGTCTGGGTGATCTTCCTCCAATTTCTCATATCTTTCGGTATTCAAAATTCTCTACACCGTCCAAAATCATAGACCCTTCTATTATTGAAAAATACCATGAGGAGCTCTTAGAGAATCCGGCAGCATTGGCCTATCTTCAGGATCAGAGAGGATTCACCTTAGAGACGATCAAAAAATTTAAGCTCGGATTCCATGATGGGTCAATCACTATTCCCTATTTCAAAGATGGCCTATGTCTCAATATAAAATCCAGATCCATTAAACCGAATGGTGATTTGAAATATTTTAGAGAGGAGGGATGCCCTTCGATCCTCTTTAATTTGCATAATGCCCTAAAGTATCAGGGCGCGTTAATCATCACAGAAGGTGAATTTGATACAATAGCCTTTGACCAGATGGGATTCCCTAACGTGATCTCGGTTCCTAATGGAGCGGAAGCTTTTTCAGATGAATGGATCGATGACCTTGAACAGTTCGATCAAATTTATCTTTCCTTTGACATGGATGAACCCGGACGTAAAGGAGCAGAGAAAACAGCCGATAAGCTCGGGCGTTATCGATGCCTCAATATTTTTCTTCCCTTAAAAGACGCGAACGATTGCCTCAAAGCCGGATTTACCAATCAAGAAATCTCTGAGCTTTTAGCAAAGGCGAAACCTTTTCAATCAAATATCATCAAAGGACCGGAAGCTTTTTTCGATGAGATTCACAATCTCCATAATGGTCAATCATTTAGTAAAGGGATATTAACGGAATGGAAAAGTTTCGATGATCTTTTAGGTGGCCTCCGATTTAATGAATTGACCGTCTTAACTGGAGAAACAGCATCCGGTAAAACGACATGGGCCGCGAACCTTGGATTCCGATTAGCTAAAGAAAATCATCCCGTCTTGATTGCCTCTTTTGAAATGAAACCTTTAACCATTTTAAAGAAAATGATTCAGATGAAGGCCGATCATCCCTTTTTTGAACTCTCGAAAAAAGAAGTCGAATCATCCTTGAAAGCTATTTCGGAAAGGCCTATCTATTTCATCGATGTTTATGGAGAGATCGGAATTAAGGAATTAAAGGATTCGATTTACTACGCAAAGCGGAGATATGGCATTGAGTTTGTTATCCTGGACCATCTTCATTTCTTTCTCAGATATTCAGGGGATCAAGAACGTCAGGCCATTGACCAGGCCCTTAGAGATATTAAGTCCTGGGCCATGGATTTAAATATCCATATCTTTTTAATCGTTCATCCCACCAAATTGACCTACGATAATAAAGTCGTTCACCTTAACGATTTGAAAGGATCATCCGGTCTAAAACAGATTCCCGATAACGTCTTTTCGATCTGGAGATCCAGAGACGGAAATGATTTAAAGAATCCTCAGAATGAAATTCTTCTCTACATCCTTAAAGTTAGAGATGACGAAGGGGATGAAGGCAAGGTGATTTTGACCTTTGATAAGCGATCGCAGTCTTATGAAGATTCGGGACCCGGTCTCGCGAGACCGGCTGAGGGGAGGAAGGGCTCTGGACCTTCTTCCCCGAGTTCCCGTCCTCCAGAGAGGGATTGGCAAAGTGGATACGATAGTTGATGAAATTAAGGGAGCAAGTCCACAGGCAGAAGATGGGCATATCGATATCGCAAATGAGATAGGCGAAGCTCTTGCCAGAGTCAACCTATCAGCCTATGAGTCGAGAATTCTATGGGTAATTTGGAGAAAGACCTACGGATGGCATAAGAGGATGGATCAAATTTCTATAACCCAATTTGAAAAGTTTACTGGATTAAAGAGGCGTCATGTCCATAGAACCCTGAGCAAATTGATTGAAAGGAAGATCGTTACCCGAATAGGTAATAGTCGAATTATAACCTATGGATTCCAAAAGGATTATATAAAATGGAGAGATGTAACCAAAAGGGGTAACGATGCAGGAATATCAAGGCTTAGCGGGCACACACAAAAACGAATCGTTACCCGAATAGGTAATAGATCGTTACCTAAAGGGGTACCCACAAAAGAAACTAACAAAAGAAACTATATAGGTCGTTCTCAAAAGAAAGAGACCGACCCAAGAGTTAGAGAGTTTCTAAATCACTGGACAGAAATCTTTCTCAGAGAGACAGGTCAACCTTACGTCTTCAGTTACGGCAAGGAAGGGAAACTGGTAAAAGAACTTTTGAAAGTTCACCCGCTTCAGACTATCCGGGATGCGACAGGTCAGTTCTTTCGAGATGAGCAGTGTAAGCGGCGCGGTCTTACTATCGGAATCTTGCGGCAAGAGGTGAACAGACTTCTAACCCTGAAAGGTCTTGACCCACTGGAACAGGCCAGGAGGGAAATTTATGGGAAGTGAAATGAGGAGGCAGAGATGGAACTTTTAGCGGAAATTCTTTCATTTTGTGAAGGATGTCAGGGGAGGGTGGATCTTCCAAATGGAGAGTCTCTTTTCTTTTGTGATCGACTTGGTGTGATCGCGAAAAAGATAGGTCCATCATGGTTTATGTTTAACGGTTTCAATGAAGAACGATTAAGAAGATTGATTTCAATGGGTCAAAGGGAAATGGAAGATGAACTCTTCGCAAAGTCAGGTCGGGCATGAGCAGCGTACAAGTTAGAGATGGTCGTCTTGAGGAGGCCTTAATATTACTCCGAAGGCAGTGCCAACGGGACGCCATCCATAGCGATATTAAACGCCGGGAGACCTTCGTTAAACCTTCTACCAGAAGAAAAGCGAAGGAATCAGTCGCGAGGCAACGGAGGATAAAAGCTGAGGCGAAAAAGAGACAACAAGAATCGACGGCAGAGTTACGAAGATGGGTACAAAGAAAAAGACCGGTGAGAAGAAGAGAGAAACAGTAATGATATCAAGGGGTTAGAAGGTACTGACAGGGCTTTGATAGCATGCGGTAGCGAAACCGCATGTTACGATCGGTTGCAATGTTTTTTTTAGGGGTTTCATTTCATTGATCTTAAATGGAGCATCCCGGGGCACTTTTGAAACTTTTAAAGAGAAGTTGACAATGAAAAAAATATGTGATATACATTTGTTTAGTAGTAAGGTTCGATCCACTTTTTCCGGTGGCCGGGGGTCACGGAAAGAGCTAAAGTCATTCGGAGAGTGGCTGGATCGGGAGCAGAAACAATTTAGAAACCCACTGTCTTGTCGGACGGAGTTCGGCGGACAGGCTGTAAAAGCAGCACAGGAGAAGCCAGAGGCTCTTCCGGGATGATTTCATCATACCTGGGAGAGCCTTTTTTTGTTCTCCTGGGAGAAGGAGGGAATCAGATGCCTTATAGTGGGGAACATTCTTGAAGATTAAATGAACCCGATCAGTATGATCGATTTGCACGTAAAAACTGTGAGGAAAAACATGATGGAAAGTGCATTGATGTAATTTATGGCATCAAAGACAACAAATCGGAGATCCAGGCTCTTCGGTATCCGAAAGAAACCTGGAAGGCCGACGATGCCAAAAGTCATTGTAAAACCCGTGGCGGTACTTTTGAACCTGCATCGGGAGGAAAGGACAAGATGAACTATTACACTATTCGCAATCAGGTCGACGAAGATACTGCTGAGGTCCTTCTTTATGGAGATGTCGGAGATAGTTTATGGAGCGAAGGAACTGGGGCCAAGCAGTTTGCAGAGGATTTAAAAAAGTGTGGCAAAGTCAAAAGCCTCAACATTAGAATCAACTCTTCAGGCGGATCGGTCTTTGAGGGGCTTGCAATCTATAACACCCTCGAAAGACATTCTGCAAAAAAGACTGTCACAATTGATGGATTAGCGGCTTCGATTGCCTCCGTTATCGCAATGGCCGGCGATACGGTCATCATGCCCCAAAATGCCATTATGATGATTCATGACCCTTTTGGAATGACCATTGGTGATGCTAAGGAACATCGGAAGATGGCCGAGGGCTTGGATAAGATCAAGGAAGGTTTGATTTCGGCGTACCAGAGAAAAACTAAAATGAGCAATCAGGATATCTCCGATTTGATGAGCGATGAAACTTGGATGGGAGCTGTAGAGGCTGTGCAGCGGGGCTTTGCCGATGAGGTGGCCGAACCGATGCGTATGGCGGCCTCAATGAACTTTGATCTTTCAGCCTATAAAAAGGCTCCTAAAAATCTATTTTCTAAGAAAGGAAAAAACGACATGGACGAACATGAGAAGTTTGAGAAACGTCAAATGGCAGAGAAAGAGAGAGCGCGAGAAATCGCAGCGATCGGACGAGAGTTTAATTTTGAAAAAGAATCCCTTAGTGCAATCGAGGACGGAATTTCGCTCGAAGACTTCCGGGCACAGGTTATGAAAAAGTTGCAATCACAAATCGTTCCTATCGGGCCACTGGATCCGGAATATAGGGCGGGTTATGGAACCTTTGCAAGAGAAACGGGGCGGCAATCCGGGCCTTTCAGATCATTTGGCGAGCAGATGATTTCAATTTACAACGCAGGAATTCCGGGCGGGAGGATCGATCAGCGTCTTAATATCCTCAATGCTACGGGTCTTGGAACTGCGATTCCTTCGGAGGGAGGGTGGTTGGTACAGACTGATTTTAGCATTGCCCTTTTACAGAGGATGGAAAAAACAGCAATTTTGGCTCCTCGGTGTTGGCATGTTCCGATTGGAGAGAATGCGGATGGAGTTGAGATGCCCACCATTGACGAGACATCTAGAGCAACCGGTTCGAGATGGGGTGGAGTCCAGGTTTACCGGCGGGCGGAAGCGGCTACCGTAACAGAAAAAAAGCCGAAGTTCGGAAGTTTTGAATTGAGACTTGAGGATTTGATGGGGATCTGTTTCACCACAAATCGTCAACTTAAAGATGCTCCTTCAACCGGGGCAATTATCAGTCGGGCCTTCGAGGAGGAAATGTCTTTTAAACTTGATGATGAAATCGTCCGGGGTACTGGAGTTGGTGAGTGTTTGGGGATTTTAAACAGCGCCGCCCTGGTCACGGTAACGAAGGAAACCGGCCAGGCTGCGGACTCGATCGTCACAGAAAATTTAATTAAAATGTTCAGTCGGATGCCAGCACGTTATAGAAAAACCGCAGCGTTTTTTATAAACCAGGAAATCGAGCCACAACTCTTCACGATGGGTTTGATAATCGGTATGGGTGGCTCGCCGATTTTCATGCCTGCGGGCGGTCTATCAGCAGAACCATACGGGACTCTTTTTGGAAGGCCTTTAATTCCCATCGAACAGGCTTCAGCGTTAGGGGACAAGGGTGACATTAACTTTTTTTGCCTAAACGAATACTGTTTGATCGAAAAGGGAGGTCTTGAGGCCACCTCTTCAATTCACGTGAAATTCATCTATGATGAGATGTGCTTCAAGTTTATTCTCAGAAACAACGGGGCGCCGACTTGGAAGACCCCCCTCGTGCAATTCAAAGGAGCACTTCCTCTTAGTCCCTTCGTCACTCTGGAAGCAAGATAACCACAACCCCTTCCCCAGTGGGGCCTGCAAAGGATAACTGGGGCATTTTTCCATTTTGGGGGCCACTGGCCCACACCGGTGGCCCTCACTCCTAAAATGGGTGGATCAGGATGTGGCAAATGAACTCTGGATTGCAAGAGAGAATTTGAAAGCGCAAGGTAGTAGGACAGATTTAACTTCTGAACAAATACACAGACACCTAAACAAATCTCAACGGGCTATGGTGGGGGCAAAGTTGGCGAATATGCCTGCTCATAGACCAGCAGAATATAAGTCGGAAAATTTTCCTACTTCGGCAGTTTCTCAGCCCCAGGCCGCCAAACTGCTGAATGTATCGAATCGGACTATCCGAGACGCCAAGACCATAGTTGGGGCGGATATTGCCAAGAAATAGGCATTGTCCAACAGACCGCTAACCGTTTGAAAGCCTGCTAACCCTCTCCCTCTTCCCAGGTGGGGGAGGATGTAGATACCCTTTTAATCCTGTAAAACACTATCAGAGACAGGCATAGAAGGGGGGTTAAAGTTTAAGTGAAGGGTCTTGGTAGGGGGGAGGGAGAATAAGGGGTTTAAAGGTATTGTAGAGAGGTAAAAAGGAGAATGGGCATACAAAGAAAAGGTAGATTGCTAAAGGGGGGAATTAGTAGATCGGAAGGGGGTCGCATTGCCGTATTGACCCCGAATTACCCAGGAGCACCTAAAAGCCAGTATGTCTTACGAAGTCATTTAGTATGGGAAGCCCATCATGAACCGTTACCAGAAGGATTTATTATACACCACAAGAATGGTGTTGCCTCAGATGATCGAATTGAAAACTTGGAGACAATGACAAGAGCCGACCATGCCCGTTTACATAAACCTGGACATGGAGTCGGTTGGTTAAAGAGACTCAGGACAAAATTAATTGAAATGGAGAGAGGGGGTCAGACGAATGAAGGACTATTTCACTGTCAATCAACTCGCGGAGCATTTTGGGGTCAATCCAAAAACGATCTACCGGAGACTTTGGGCCAAACAAATTCCTTGTTACAAGGTCGGTAGAACCTGGAGGATTGCAAGGAAAGATATTCTTTGGTTGAAACAATAGGTTTTTTGTTGCCTTTTTGTGTCCAATTGGGGGCAAAGAAAAAGCTTGACTTTTCAAATCAGATTTTTATATAATTGAAATTGGCCGAGGTTAAATATGCTTTTTGTTTCTAAAATCACACCTATTTTTGCCCTCTTGACTTTCAAGGAAAAGGAACTTGCCCATCAAGCATATTCCTCGGCCCCTTGTCAGTTGGGAGGGCTTTTTCTATCACATCCCGCACGGGAGCGGGAGTTGAATCTAACCCTGGAACTTTCATTCCAGCCTTCTCTGCTGGAGTATCCACGCGCGGGCGGGGAGAAAGGAGGTGAGACAGATGAAAATTGAAACTTTTTTTGTTGGGGCGGATGGTGAAAAGGTTGTTAATTCAAATGATACGATCAGGCAAATCGAGAGGGTGCGATCATTGGAATGTACTTTAGAAACGGAAAAGGGAGAAAAGATTACATGGGATGATCTCGACGATCCTAACGAACCAATAACCTTGTTTCAGTATATCCTGGGGGATCGTAGGCGAAGAGTTGACCAAAAGACCTTCATGGCTGATAGGCCGTCTTTTTGTGTGGTCACAGCAATGGATGGCAAGGCCATGAGATTGGAATTTTACGAGGGGCATGATGCTCTGTCTTTGGTCTACGACATCCGGGCTAAGGAACTCCAGGGCATGAATTTGCAGAACTTCATGGAGAAGGATCCGCAAGCCTATGACCCGGTAAAATTTCTAAAGGAGACTTTTGGAATGCCGGAAGAAATCGCAAGACCAATTTTGGAGGAGCTTCACAAGAAAGAAAATTGAGGGGGTGAGAGAAAAATGGATCTAAATCAATTTATAGGTAAAAGCCAATTATCAACAATGCGGGAGGCGTGCAGAGGCGAGGAAGGTGTGTTTTTCAGGGCTATGATTCAGGAATTAGAAGCCAAAATCAAAACCATGCCCAAGACGTATGAGACCGAACTCCAGGGTGAGGAGGCCATTGTCACCCTCCATTATTTTATGGGCGGGTCTGATTGGTGGATTATTGAACGGGACGCAGGTTCACCAGATGACAAGGACCAGGGGATTCAGGCGCAGGCGTTCGGGTTTACCTGCCTTAACGGAGACACAGAGAACTCCGAGATGGGATATATCTCTATCCAGGAGTTGATTGAAAATGGTGTAGAGCTTGACCTGTATTACACACCAGAAAAAATCGGGGACATTAAAGCAAGGACGAGAAAGGAGGTGAAAACATGAAGCTTTCATATCATGATTTAGGACACTTGAAGCGACACAGGATCAAGGCAACGGTCACAACAGAGCATAGCGCATCGAGTTATGGTCAACCCGTCATTGTATTGGGGGATGGGGGGGCCTTAGATCTCTTCTCTTGGGTGAGCTTAGGCTATCAGGTTGTTAGGGCATCCAAGAGGGAGATGGAGGGGCTGAGAAAGATGGGGTTAACGGTCTGAAGAGAGAGGAGGTAAGTTGAATGTATCTTAAAACCCGTTATCCAGGGATTTTTAAGTATGAAGGCAAGAAGGGGACCGTTTACGGGATTGATTATTATGCAGGTGAGAAGAGAAAAAGGGAAATAGTCGGTCCTCTATTGGGT